TGAGACTGTATCGAATGCACAGCGCAAGACACGCAAGAAGAAAGCCCCGTCTACTGAAAAGTTGATAGCGAAGTTGAAGTACTGCGTTGCTGCACCTGAACTTGGAATTGCAAGTGTGAGTCCATCAGGAATCATAGGTGCCAGCGAAGTCTGGATTTACAATAAGAAGTATCGCAAACTTGGTAAGTATGTTGCACAAGATGCAGCAGGGCTTACTGTAAGGGGCACTTCGATCAAAGATTTTAGTACTACTTTGAGTATTCAGAAAACCATACGCAAGCCAGAAGCACAGTTGAAAGAATTTATGGGTTCTGGTAAAGTGAAGTTGCGCAAGTTTCTGAGTGACATTAGAGCAGTAGATTATAAACTTAATGGGAGGATAAATAATGATGTTGTGATATTAAAAATATTCAAATGAACGAAAAAGACTCAATCTGCACATTAACCGAGCAATGGGCAGTTGAGTACAGCTACGCAAATTTGAAATTTTTTCATCGAAAATACAAGGGTGTCAATACTCTGTATATCACAACAAAAGGCGCATACAAAGTTGAAAGTGGACGCCTCATATCATATTATTTCCCGACTGAACTAATCAAATCAGATTACAACACGCTGACATATACATATAGGACTAAAGATGAAGCACAAACCGACAGACCTGAAAGAGATTTTGACGACGGGTGAAGATCGCGTTGCCAAAGTCAACCATATAAAATTCTTAATGAAGGGGTATAAAAACTCTTTCAAGTTTACTGTTGTGCGTCGTAAAGTCGCAACAGGCGACAAGTTCTATTTTACTGCTGATTCAATGGATTCAAAATATCAAAATCACCCCGAGTGCATGGAAGGTCGTCCACTTCGGGATTTTGTTGAGAACACCATTCGACCATATTTCCCCAACATTAGTACTACCAGTGGTGGTGGGACGAGCGTAACGTTTTCGGAATACTAATGTCTGATATGGTCTATCTTGTAAGGGCGTATAGCGAAAATAGCGGCAATCATATATGGATCGGCGGCGATCAATCTACAAATATTGCTAAAGCACGATACTGGTACACAGAAGCAGAAGCACAAGCAATTGTAGACTACAATCAGAACGAATTTGATAAAATAAATAGAGATTTATTTGAGCGACAGAAAGCGCATTACGGCATTACTACAGTAGGACTTGAAGTAGTACCAATGACGCGCAAAGAACTCATGGTCGAGATACTGAAAGGATGAGTACGCACTCATCAACGAATAAAGGGAAGCGTGTTTTCATTAAGATGAAAGATGGAACATCTTTTGTTGATAAATTTATGGACACGGGGAGTGGTTGGATCGAATTTGAGGAGCGTGGGCGTGTACAGAAGAAGGATATCAAGAACTTCTCTATACACAAATGGCAAACGAACGACTAAATAGATTGTAAGGAGGCTATTATGAAACTTCTAATACTTTTACCACTACTTGCGCTGTCAGGCTGCGAATCTCTCGGCGAGGTTATCAGAGAAAAGAAATACACAGTGCAAGTACATGAAACTCCAAATACTAGACAAGAATTTGGATACAATGATGACTACGACTACGTAGGATTTTTTGTAAGTGGCAAATTCGGCGCAACCATCCATGAGCATGTACATTCCATTCATTGTGTGCATAATACCGAAAATAATTCCCCATAATCGCCAATATTCAGGCGACGTTCAGCAAAAAGGTGATACAATAGTACTAAATATTTAATACGAAGGAGAGCAAAATCATGCGTATTTTATTTGTACTGGCAGCACTATTCACACTCGCAGGTTGTGAGTCAATGGAGTTTGTAGCAGTCGATTATCACAGCGGTCATAATTATGGGCCGTATTTTCAAACAGTTGGTCACACTAGCTACACGTTGGGCTACTACAGTGGCAATTATTACAATGGTTACCGCGTGTATGGTACACACGGGCATCGTTATTATCACGCACCACATAACTATCGTTATCACAGACATTTTACTCGTCCAGTAGTTGTGCAGCATGTGCATGTTCATACTTCATACTGTGAGCATAACTATCGCCCACGTACTCACTACACGCCCCCTGCTGTAGTTCGTACACCACCGCGTACTACGCCACCAAGACACACGCCACCTCGTCGTACTCCACCTCGAAGTACTCCACCAAGACAGCGCGATAATCGTGCAAACAACAATAATCGACGCGAAGAACGTGTAGTTAATAATGATCGCCGCGAAAATCGCCAAGATCGTAGACGCGACCAGAAAAGAAAGCGCAAATAATACTAAAAGCTGATAAATACTCTACATCATAGTAGAGGATTATTGCATGTCAGCAACAGAAACACCGCGTCATACTCTGAAAAAAGAGATTCAGTTATTGCTTGGCGATCAGATGGTCGAAGTAGAGCTAGATAACGAGCACCTTGATCTTGGAGTAAAATTGGCGATTGAGAAAATCAGACAACGCACCACTGGCGGCGTCGAAGAATCGCATGTATTCTTCACAATGCAACCAGATCAAAATGTCTACACACTTCCAGAAGAGGTTGTAGAGGTTGAAAAGCTATTTCGCAGAGGCGTGGGAGCTAACAGTACTGGCGGTACTAACTTTGACCCATTCGAAGCAGCATTCTCAAACATCTATCTACTACAAGCGGGTCGTACAGGTGGTCTAGCCACTTGGGACTTCTTTGCACAATACCAAGAAACGATTGGTCGTGTATTTGGTTCAGAGATTAACTTCATCTGGAAACCATCTTCACATGAGTTGGAGCTTGTTCGTCGCCCAACCGCAGAAGAAGACGTAATGGCTAAAGTTTGGATGAAAAAGCCAGAAGGGTTCTTGCTCACTGACGTTTATACTGGCCCTTGGATTCGTGAGTATGCGTTAGCTAAAGCAAAATCAATGCTTGGTGAAGCACGTAGCAAATTCCCAGGTGGTCTTCCAGGCCCAGGTGGTTCAGTATTGTTGAATGGCGAGCAAATGAAAGCAGACGGCTTGGCAGATATGGAACGTCTTGAAATTGAATTGCAGAACTTTGTTGCAAGCAGAGACGGCATGCCATTTAGGATTGGATAATGAGACTCCACGAAATCATTACAGAACATTGGGACAGAAACCATAAAAACAAGAAGCGCGACAAGCAGGTATGGGTTGTAGGCAACGAACATGCGAAAATTGCGCGTACTGCCAAAGACGCAGTAAAAATGCACAAAGAGAAAGACAACGGTATTATTGACGGCGTCGATGCACGAATAAACTTGCAAAAAGTAAGAGATATGTATGGAATGCAATTAGTCGATGACTTTCTTGACGTACTTGAGCTTCCAAACGCAGAAAATGATACAGATAAAGAAATGAGCATGTTTAGTAAGGATAACAGATGACAGTAGCAGGTGTAGTATTATTGGGATTGATCCTGTTCATAGCAGGGTTCATTGGTGCAGTATTTTATATTGTGCTGCGCATGATGAAAAATGATGGATGGGATGATAGCAACATGACAAATGGCTTGCGCCTGCTCAGTCATGTAGCATTACACTCAGAAGATTTTGGAGCAATGTATTACTTGTCACCTGAGATGCTGAGTCTACTTAAAAATAACGGCCACGATCCAGAGCGACCATTCTGGTACGTGAGCGAAGATGAATTCGAGGGCGTAGTGAAATCTCGTCCTGATTTTGACATTAATACCTATAAAAATGAGGAAGAGGGTTGACTTTTCGTTCTGGATAGTCTATAATTATTCTTTTGAGGATAGAAAAATGCCAAAAGCAAAATTTAGGGAAGGACGATACGGAAAGGGCGTAGCACGTACTTATAAGTACAAGCTTGGAAACAGGAAAAGCAGTACATCTGCACATACAGTTTCAACGCCAGAATTGATTAAGATGTACGAGTCTGGTAACACACCAAAAGACAAGCCAAAGATTGAAAAAGTCTTGCTTTTGCGTGGCGTTCGACTAGGCGAGTCTGCGTTAACAGAGGAAGTACCAGCAACAGAATGAAGATAAATGAAATCTCAAATGTCGTGCGACATCCAGCGATGAAACGAAAAGATGACTTTGACAATTTGTTAATGTCTGACAATCAGGATGATATAATTGCGTTTATCTTAGATGATAACAATACGCAAGAGCGGCGTTTGGCACTTCTAAAACGATTGGATTTGATGCTTGGAAACCCCCAAGAGAGCTATTCAGAAGAGGATCTTGGCGACTTCATGCACGATCAAGGCGATTGGAAAGACAACCTTCATAATGCACTCAGCAAAGTCAAAAAGGGCCCTAAATGGAATCGACAAAGTATGAGTGATGAAGAAATCGAGCTTCAGATAGCTAAAGACTTGAAACTTCCACCATACCATTTGACTGTAGTTGATGAACAAGAACAGTTTGACGATGAAATTCCAACTGGCGAATACGATCTATGCGATAAGTGCTTTGGTGATGGGTGTCCAGAATGCGAAGAAGGCCTTATCGACGTTACTGGCGAATTCAAACTTCCTAATTTTAACGATTTCAAATAACCGCTTGACAAACACTTCTATCCTTGATATAATTAGAGCATAATTATAAGGATATCTCAATGATAATTGGACTACTCGGCCGCATGAACTCTGGAAAGGGTGCTGTAGCAGACGAACTCGTAGATAAGCACGGCTTTCGACAAGACAGCTATGCATATACATTAAAAGACATCACCGCGTATATATTCAATTGGGATCGTGCCATGCTTGAGGGCGACACGATGGAAAGTCGCAGTTCAAGAGAACAAATTGACCATTGGTGGTCAGAAAAGCTTGGTATAAAAGACTTCACTCCCCGCCTAGCACTTCAGTTGATAGGCACAGACGTATTTCGCGATAACTTTCATACAGATATTTGGATGTTAAGCGTCATGGCACGTTATAAAGACACAGAAAACGTTGTAATCAGTGATTGTCGATTTCCAAACGAAGTCCAAGCAATACGCGAATTAGGTGGAAGAATCATTCAAGTTGATCGTGGTGAAGAACCTGAATGGTGGTCAACAGCAAAAATAGCTGCTGGCGGAAATACCCATGCTATTGAGGTAATGGACAAACATCACGGAATACATGCAAGCGAATGGGCTTGGGCTAATGAATTACCAGACGAGTTGATCCATAATAGCGGTACGCTTGAAGATTTGTACGGCATGGTTCAGTTGCTTGCTAATCGCTATCACTTCTAAAACTTTTTCCTTTATATTTTTCACGTAAGCGTTCCTTCTTAGCTTGTCCTTCTGGACTAGCCCAATACGCTTTAGTTCTTTCAGACCTCGCCTTTCTTTCTGCTTGGCCTTTCTCTGACGCATAATAATCTTTTTTAGCTTTGCTAATTGCTTCGTTATGTTCTTTGGTGCGGGACTTGCGCTTCTTTTGCGCGCCAACAGCTAATGCAGGCAAAGAAATGCCAGGAAGGTCATTAAGTGTTCTTTTTTCTTTCTCAAAGTCGCCCATATTTCCTACTTTCTGATAAATATTCGTATAAGCGTATAACGCTATTTATACAGATTTATTTATCAAGGAGAACATAACATGGCCCTAGTATCACCTGGTGTTCAAGTCACTGTAACCGATGAGAGCTTTTTCAGTTCTGCGGGACCAGGCACTGTACCCCTAATCCTTATTGCTACGAAGCAAGACAAACTTACACCTGATGGAACAGGTGTAGCAGCAGGTACAACTGCTGCAAACGCAGACAGCCTATTTCTAATCGCTAGTCAGCGTGAACTACTACAGACATTTGGCGACCCTGACTTCAACGAAGTTGGCGGAACAGCACAAAATGGCTACCCATTGAATGAATACGGGCTTTTGGCTTCATATTCTTTTCTTGGCGCAGCTAATCGTGCATACGTTGCCCGCGCAGACGTTGATCTAAATGAACTTGATCCAACATCTGTCGCACCATCCGCATCACCAGCAAATGATACGTACTGGCTGGATACAGCAAGCACTGTTGATGGACTATTCCAGTACAACGCAACAGCAGGTGCATGGGAGCAAGTAACTGGACTAACAGTTGTTAATACTGCCGTTGCAATTAATGCTGGTACTGATACAGAACCATCAAGTGGTTATCAAGATGGCGACCAGATCGTTAACTTTGATGATACGGGCATTGTTCAGTATCTAGAGCGTATCTCTGGCACATGGGAAATGATTGGTGGTACAACATGGAGAGCAGTTGGTACAAATGACTTCCAGTGGGGACCGCATGCAGCAGAACCAGCATTGGCATCTGATAACGCAACAAGTCTGGACGGAAGTTCATATTGGTTGAAAACAAGCACACCAAACAATGGTCTAAATATTTCACTAAGCCACTATGATTCAACTTTGGGACAATTTGTAACTGATACAGTAGCAAATATCGAAGATACTCATGCTACTTACTACTCACTATCCAGCGTTAATTCAGCTAATGTTGTTGCTGGCACAGTAGTTGGTTTCGTTGATTCTACTGACACGTTTGACGCTAACTCTGATTCTCGTCCAATGGCTCCACAGATTACATCTGAGGCAGATATTCTACTAGAAGTTCATAATGGTAACACTACGACAGTACTCGTCGGCGGTACTGCTTCACTAACATATGCAGCATCAGCTACATTTGATCTAGACACTGGAACTGGTTCACCAGTTACATCTGGTGATCTTAACGCTGGTAGCCCATACACAGACATTAACGCACTTGTCCAAGCACTAAACTTGGATGCGGCGCTTACTGGTAACAACATTGTAGCCAGCGTAAATACAGCAGGCGACGGTGTTACTCTTACCCAAAGTTCTGGGCTAGATATTGAAGTATCATCTATCGTCGGCGACGCAGCAAACTTGGGTATCAGTGCAGGCACAACTTCAAACTTCGCAGCAATCACAACATATGTTGCTGATGATGCAGCACCAACTGGTACAACAACAGCAGGCACATACTGGTACGATCCAAGCTTTATAGTTGACATTCTAGTTAACTCTGGCACAGGCGTATGGGATGATGTTGCTGGTACAATTTATGTTCAGTCTGACGAACCAACATCAGGCTTAGTAGCTACTGATATTTGGGTTGAAACAGACCAAGTTGACGATTATCCAGTTATCTATCGTCGTAATGCTGGTAACACAGCATGGGTACTTGTAGACAATACAGACCAAACAACATCAGCAGGTGTTGTATTCGGTGATGCTCGTCCTACAGTAGTAACAGCAGGCTCTGGTACTGGTATCAACAACGGCAACGGTGGCGGTGATCCAGACTTAGACTCTGATCGTCCAGACCCTCTTCTATATCCAGGTGGCACACTACTGTTTAACACTCGTTACAGTGGTCGCAACGTTAAAGTATGGACAAGTAATGCAGCAACTAATGATCTAGCAGGCGTAGTGTTTGTTGATCGTTGGGTTAGCGCAAGTGGTAACAACACAGACGGCAGCTTGATTACAGGCCAACGTGCGCAGAAAGCAGTAGTTACACAAGCACTTGCTGCTGTACTAACTGGCAATGAAGAAATTCGTGATGACACAATTTTCTTCAATCTAATTTCTGTTCCTGGTTACGAAGAACTCATTGACGAAATGGTTGCATTAAACGTTGATCGTAAAGAGCAAGCATTCGTTCTTGGTGATTCACCATTCAACTTGTCCAACAGCACAACTGACTTGCAAGCATGGGCTTCTAACTCTGCTAATGCAGCAGGCAATGGCGAAGATGGTCTAGTAACAGCAGATAGCTACTTGGGTGTTTACTACCCATCTGGTCTATCTACTAACGTAGACGGTAGTGAAGTAGTTGTTCCAGCAAGTCACATGATGCTTCGTGTGATGGCACAGAATGACAACATCGCTTACCCTTGGTACGCACCAGCAGGCTTCACTCGCGGCACAGTAACTAATGCGTCAGCAGTTGGCTACTTGGATTCAAATGATGAGTTTGTTCCAGTATCACTAACACAAGGACAGCGTGATGTTCTACAGCAGAACAACGTTAACCCAATTGCAAACATTCCAAACAGAGGACTAGTTGCATTTGGTCAGAAGACAAGGCAGGCTACAACGTCTGCACTTGATCGTATCAACGTTGCTCGCCTCGTGAACTATGTTCGTTATCAAGCAGACCAGTTGGCACAGCCATTCTTGTTTGAGCCTAACGATACAGTGACTCGCGGCGCTGTGAAAGATGCGTTTGACGCATTCTTAGCAGAGCTAGTAACGCTACGTGGCTTGAATGACTTCCTAGTAGTTGTGGACGAGAGCAATAACACTCCTGCTCGCATCGACGCTAACGAACTATGGATTGACATTGCTATTCAGCCAATCAAGTCTGTAGAGTTCATCTTCATTCCAATTCGTATTCAGAACACTGGCGACGATTTGAACTTATAAGAAGGACCCACAAACAAGAAAATGCCCCGTTCTTCGGGGCATTTTTTTGGGACAGGAAAAATTATTTTCTAAATATGATAAATAAGTGTGTATTAGAACTGTTCACAGGAGAACATTATAAATGGCAGATTTAAGTAAATTTGGTATTCCATTAGACGGCAACAAGCTAGGCATGCTTCAACCAAAGCTATCCTATCGCTTTCGCATTCTGTTTAACAACTTTGGAACCAACGACAATCTACGCGAACTAACAGCAAATGTTGTATCTGTTACACGCCCTAACGTTACGTATACTGAGATTCCAGTACACTCTTACAACTCTATTGCATATGCAATGGGCAAGCATGAGTGGCAAGCAATTGATGTTACAGTAAGGGATGACATTACAAACTCTGTAACTTCGGCTGTTCATTCTCAAGTACAGCGTCAGCTAAACCACTTTGAACAAATCGGTCCTGTCGCTGGTACTAACTACAAATTCAGTATGCAAATTCAGACACTTGATGGAACGAATGCAGAAGAACTTGAGAGTTGGCAGCTAGATGGTTGTTTCTTGACCAACGTTGTAAACAACGAATTTAACTATGAAAGCGGCGGCGAATTCATGCGTATTCAAATGACAGTACGTTATGATAATGCTACACTTCTAAGCGGACCAAACGATAACGATGGCACAACAGTTGGTGGCGATCCGTTCCCTAACATTCTTGATGGGTTTACGGGCGGCACTTCAGTTGGTTAATCTATAGGACACTAACTTGGCTAAAAGTTTCGAAGGGATTTTTGGCGGCATATTCGATCAAAACGTGCATTTGCGCGATTCTCGACATGCCGCCAATGCTTATGGGTTTAATAAGTCAGACCTTAGTA